ATCGTTTGCTAGTGGTACTGTGAATTTTGATAAAGTTGATATTGCCATCTGTTTCTCCTATTTATTCAAAATTAGTTCCCTAACTTTGCAATTTCTCCTGTGTTTTTAATTCTCAACGGTATGAAGATAAATTCAACTGATTTCACTGGTTCAATTGCTATGTCCACATACAGTTCATTCCTGTCTATTCTAGTAGGTGTGTTGTTAGTGTCGTCACAAACTACTAAGAAGTCAAATAACGCCCTTTGTCCAACAAGCTCTAACAAGAATGACTCTACTGCGCCTTTGATCTCGTTCCTTGTTAATTCATCATTTGGTTCAAATATGAAAGGCTTCGCAATAGCATCCAATTGATTTCTTAGATACACTGCTAATCTTGAAACGTTAATTCTGTCTAATGCAGAACTTGCCGATGATCTTGTTAAATTACCAAAGTTTACGATTCCTGCTCCTGCAAAGAATGTAATTGGGTTGATCTTAACTTCGTGCATAGAATCTCTCACTGACTCCGTTACAGATATTGTCTCGAATTCTCCAGACGAACTGTCAATGTAACCAACTGATGTAGCATTGTCAACAACACCTCTTCTTGTTCCTGATGGTGCGAACCATGGGAATGCGATGTTATCGTTGTTTGCTAGTGTTCTCAACATCATGTGTGATGGTGGAACAACAATTGATTTGCCTGTATTGTCTGTTGTCAAACCAGATGGATAAAACACACCCAAGTAATCACTTGAACTTACCAAGCCATCCTCACCGTTGTCTAATGCACCGGCAGTATTGTTTGCGTAGTTTTGGATTGATGTTGATGTGCCCTCTAGCCTTAAAGGAGTGTCACCAACAACAAATGCTGTGTTGTTTCTGTCTGTGTTCAAAGCCAGCATGTTTGCAATCAGTTCTGGATAACCAGGTGTCGCAATTACGTTAAAACCTCTTTGGTCTTCTCTGATTGCTTGGTTAGTGTCGATCTCTGATTTCAACTGCTCAACTATAACTTTTCTCTGTGCTTTTCTTCCAAAAGAACCAGAGCCGTCTGCATTGTTGCTTGATTTAGTCACCCACCTGTCTGGGAAGTAACCGCTAACAAGTTCATTCGATGCTCTGACGTTACCTAAACCGCTTGATCCACTTCCTGGATATTTTGCAGTTGTAATGTAGTTGTTTTTGTATTCTTTAACATTGTAACCAGAACGTCTAGTGTTCCAAAGCAATATGCCTTGTGGGAACAAAGTTGGATCTGGAGCATCTGGATCTAGGAAACCATCACTTAATAGGTCCTTGATAGTGCTGAATGTACCTGCACCACCTGTTTCCAAAGCGTCTAGTCTGTCTGCTGTAGTATGCAATCTTGCGTCTGCAAAAACAATACCGTCTTCTGTAGTTTGGTCTGTTTTGTCAACTAATTCAAAAGCCGCACCTGTAGTTGTAACTGCAACTTGGTTGGCTGTATTAGTTGACGTCAACGTTGCCGCTGTGTTATATCTGTAAAGTTTTGGATAGTTCTCAAGGTCACTTGTGTCAATCCATAAGTCATTAGTTACAAGTGGAGTACCATCTGACTGCGAAGTCGGTGCTGTTGCACTGAACTGTGGACCGTTCGGGTCAGTTGTTGAGTATGCTGTTGCATATCCAACGAAAGTAGTTCCGTTGTGAGCCATGATGTCTGCTTCATCTATAGAAGTGTCATACCATAGTGTACCATCTGCTGGTTCACTTGTTGGAGCACTTGTTGAAGCAGTGTAGCTCAATCTCTTGAAGTTTGTAGCCACTACAGCATTGTTGGCTGATGAGTCTAATGATTCTCCTGTAGGAGCATCGTATAAATTATCAATCAATGTTGTGCTGTTTGCTGTGAATGATCCATAGCTGTGAGCAGTCGTTGTACTGATACCTGCATCTGCTAGTGGAGTTCCTGATGTATCAACCATTCTGAACTCGCCACCCAGTTTGTGTTTGATCTGGATTGCGCCGATGTTATCACCTGTAGTAATAACTTCTGCCTCTAGGTTCGTGAAGTTTGCTGTTGAGAATGCAGTAACAAAGTCATCAGCATCACCTAGTGTAGAACCATCTCCAGAGATCATTGTAACTGTTTTCGCAGTATCTAATGCTTCTTGGTTCTTCAATGATTCTTGTACAGAGAATGTTTCCCCTGCTGTGAAACTTGGATCTTTTGTTTTAGACTGTATGATTGTTGCTCCACCTTCGTATCTAAATAGTTGGAAGTCACCAACATTATTTGTTGTGTCTGCTCCACCTAGATCATTTGCTGTCATGCTCTCTTCAGTTACGTTGAACTGTGTGTACAATGTTCCTGCTGTTAAGCCTGTTCCACCGTTCGCCGCATCAAGTTTGAATATTGCTTGATGGTTTGTTGCGTGTAGTGGTGCAGATACTGTTGAGAAACTCGCACTCGCTGAGCTATAAAGTTTTGCTACTATGTTTGCACCTGAATTTGCAGATGTAGTCTTGAACCAAACTGAACCATTTGGTCTGTTTTCGTCTGCTGTTTTCCAAGTTGGTCTTGAAGTGTGTGACGCTTGTAAAAATTTAGGTCCTTGGTATACACCAGTCGTGATTCCTAAACTTGCTAATAGGCCAGTTCCTTCGTTAAATCTTATTGTACCAGCTCCTCCTGTCGAGTCACCTGCAAATTGACCATTGTGGAAAATTTCCAAGTTGCCTGTTACAGAGTTGACACTCGCTGTAACGTTTGTTACGTTAGAGCCGATTGCTGTTGCAACGTTTGATAATGCTGTACCTGACACTGTGATTTCAACGTCATTCATTACCATTTTGTGGCCACTTGTTACTGTTGTTCCAGAAGCAACTGTGATGATCGGCAAGGCCGCATGCCAGGCACTTGAACCCACGTGGTTCCATGTGTTACTTGCGTTTTTCTTGTAGATCTTGTTAGTTACATGAGTTGTGTTAATTGCGTAGCTTCCAACATTCCCAATGTTCTGTTTTGGAACACCTGTTGTTGCGTTTCCTACTAGGTCAGCAGTTGAAGTAATTAATATTGGAGTAATGGCTGTGAAAGTTTGATTAGTCTGAGACCACTCAAATAGACCGTAACTGCTTGATGCAAGGTCAAACCAGTACGTGCCATCTGCAGGTCTTGCCGTCGGTGCGTTAGCACTGCCAACTAATTCTGCTGTGTTTACATTTACTCTAAGGACAAAAGCTCTATTGGCAACTCCTAAAAATGAGTAAGCCGCTTGTAGTCCATATTCATTCAATTCATAACCGTTTAATGAATTTCCTGAAGCGTCTGTATAGAATTTCGGATCTCCGAAAGTTTCTGTTAATTCTCTTTGTGACGAGATTAAGAAAGCTGTGTTGGCGTTAGCAGTTTGTGTGCCTGACGCTGTTCCGTCTCCAGCTCCGTTATTCTTGTCCTGTGATGATGCTACTATGAATAGTGGTGTTGTACCCGCATCTGATGGTACATAAAAGCTCTCGTTTATTACTGAAACTTCTACTCCTGGTGATGTTAATGCCATTTTTCGTATTCTCCTTGCAAGTTACGTATATACTAGAGTTATTTATTCAATCATATGGTTTTTACGACAGAATTTAGCGTTTTCTTGGTGCCTATATAGGCGACGTAAATACACACATGCAGTACAAAGATCGACCATTGTGCAAGAAGTGTAAGTCTAAGCCAAGAGCATATGCCTACAAGCGTTATGGCAAGGTCTATTGGCGTAGTCAGTGTGGCACATGTATTCGTAAAAATTCAGGAAAGAAAATTGGTGGGGTAACTGCATTACAAAGATCTGGATATAAGCTCAAAAAGAAATGTGAGCTGTGTGGTTTTACTGCCCAAGACAAGTCTCAAATGGATGTGTTATTTGTGGATGGCAATTTAAGAAATACTACAACCAGCAACCTAAAAACTGTTTGCGCCAATTGCCAACGGCTTAGTACCACCCGTAGGCTTGGATGGCGTGTCGGAGATCTTGTCGCTGACGATTAGACTGTCTATCTTAGCGTAAAGTTGTGCCTTGGTGCCATCGTTATGTATTACAAAGTCAAATTCTTCTTTTGCCCATGCATACTCAGACGTATGTACACCAGTAGGTTGGATGTTTCCTTCAACATAGTTTGTAAACCATTCAGGATCTTTACCCCTCTGCACTAAAATAATTTTGCCACCATGTGCCCTTATTTGCTTGACCTCATTTGGAAACCTAGTATCTGCTATGACCGTGTTTAGTCCTTTGTATCTTCCTATACAACTATCCACCCATATCGCATCATACATTTGGCCACGCATTACTTCTGTACCAAAGTATTGTAGTACCCATCTGGGGGTTACGGGCTTGCCAAACTTTTCACTCCAGAATCTATCTGGTTGTTCTCGCCAGTGCCTGCTGGATTCAGTGTCTCCTTCAAGCATATCCCTGTCCCAATTAAACATAGAGGCTACAGCATCTTTAAGACTTTTTGCAAAACTATCTTTTTTATAACCATGTTGCTTGACTAATCTGTCAGCAACAGTGCCCTTGCCGGAACTTATCAAACCTACTATACCTATCAGCATAGAAGTATTATACTATTTTTTTAATCGTTTTTCAATCTCTTTGATTATTTCTTTAACAGATTTTAGAATGGTAATTCTTAGGCTTTTCTTTCTTTGTTTGAGGGCAACTATACTCATGTTCTCGAGTTCTTGCACAAGTACTTCTAGTTCGTCAAGTGTTAGATCAGAGTAATTTTTGTAATCGGAATCTTTCATGGCAATGTATTTAAATGGAGTTTATTATCTATTAACCAATAACAAAACTGTGTGGCGTACCACCTTCTTGGAAATTTCCTATTTCGTTTTCTAGTCTTTCCATGTCTGCTTGTCCTTCGTTCTTCAAAGCATCACCGTTAAGTGTTGTTCCACCCTGTGGACTTGCTATTGTGTTGAACTTTCCTCTTGCTTCTCCAAGCATTACCTTAGATACGGCAAGTGTGTAATCTCTGATCCATGGTTTAGAATATATGTCCTTAAACAACGTGATGTCAGGTCTGAAGTTGTCTGTGTGCATTAACACAGTTTCGTTGTCAGCCCTAGGCTTCTGTGTTATTGTTAATTTTTTTGTAGCAACATCAAAATGGAATTGTATGAAACTTCCAAACAATTTACCAACCAACTCTTGATATGAAGCGAACGCATAGTAGGTTGCCAATCCACCAGTTGCACCTGCTCTCAGCAAATAGGTATTAGTGTAGGCCAGGTTAAAAGGTTCAAACAAAGTTCCACCTTCTCCACCTTCTGTCCTCGACCCAACAGTTCTTCTGTTAAGATTTCTGACATTGATTATTTCATCGGGCAGGATATATGTATTCTGGTCTTTCTTAAGTTCAAGAAAAGCATAAGATTCTTCTACTGCATTTGATGATCGTTGCCTGAATTTGTTTACAGCACGTTCCAGCGCCGTTTGGTAGTGTTTTGGGTCTAATTCAACATCAATCATACCCTCACCAAGGTTGTTCTTGACGTAATCAAATATTTCTTGTTGTCCTGTTTGTAGTTCTGACATACTCATATTTATAGCCTTTGCCTGTGCAATAAATATGTGTGATATGCCAAGATTATCCATTTTCAAGCCTGAAAAGGGCAATGACTACAAATTCTTCGATCGTAACATTAAGGAGATGTTCACCGTCGGCGGCACCGACATACATTTCCACAAATACCTCGGTCCTTACGATCAAGGAGACCAACAGAAAGATGGTGATGCTTCTCCATCTCAACCTAATTACGCAGGCAGTGAAATAAACGAGACAACGATTCAGGATCTATTATTTTTAGAAAACAGAGATAGGAAATATGCAAGTGACATATACAAAATAAGAGGCATATACAATGTGCAGGATCAGGATTTCAATCTATCACAATTTGGTATGTTCTTATCCAACGACACATTGTTTTTGACCGTGCACCTAAATGACATAGTTGAACGGATTGGTAGAAAGCCAATGTCGGGTGATGTGCTAGAGTTCCCCCACATGAAAGAAGATTATTCATTGGATGAAACTATTCCAATAGCTTTAAAAAGATATTACGTAATCGAAGATGTGAACAGAGCCGCTGAAGGATTTTCAGCAACATGGTGGCCACATTTATTAAGATTAAAACTGAAAACTTTAGTAGACTCACAAGAGTTCAGAGATGTTATCGGCGATGCAACTACTACCAATAGTGTGGCCAGTTACATGTCTACTTTTAATCGAGAAAAAACAATTAACGATCAAGTTGTTGCACAAGCAGAGGCGGATGCACCTAAGTCAGGTTTCAATTATAAACAGTATTATGTTGCACCAATTGACGAAAGAGGCAACATAAGGACAGACAATGTAAACACAGAAGATCAAAGAGCAAGTAGTAGTAAAACAGTCAATGCAACAATCGATACTCCTGCAAGTTCGCACTATGGTTTCTATCTAGATGGAGATGGCGTTGCACCAAACGGTAATCCTGCAGGATTTGGAATATCCTTTCCAATTTCTGATGTTGACAAAGGCGATTACTTCCTACGCACAGATTACCTACCAAACAGATTGTTCCGTTATGACGGCAATAGGTGGGTAAAGATAGAAGATTCAGTCAGGATAACTACAACGAACAACGATTCGAGGGCAAATTACAAAACAGGTTTTGTTAACAACACAACAGAATCTACAATAAATGGACTTACTGTAAAACAGAGACAGTCATTGACTGATGCTCTCAAACCGAAGGCTGACAATTAATGTTACATTTTTACGAAGGGCAGGTTAGAAAATTTTTAACTCAATTTATAAGGATATTGAGTAATTTTTCTGTTGAAACAGGAAAAGCCAGTGATGGTGCAATTAATCTTAGAGCAGTGCCAGTTGTGTATGGAGATCCTACTAGGCAGGTTGCAAACATAATCAGAAACAACAGTGAAAATGCTTTGAACTATGCACCAAAGATAGCCTGCTATGTGCGAGAATTGAACTATGATAGGGAACGAATGCAGAATCCTTACCATATTGAGAAACAACATTTGAGAGAAAGAGATGTAGACGCGGATGGAAATTATACTAACCAACTAGGTGCAGGATACACAGTTGAGAAGGTTATGCCATCTCCTTTTAGACTTGAAGTTACAGCAGATATATTTTCATCAAACACAGATCAAAAATTACAAATAATGGAACAAATATTGTATCTGTTTAATCCTGATTTTGAAATACAAAAAACAGACAACTACATAGACTGGACAAGTTTAAGTTATATTGAGCTTACAGGAATTACATTTAGTAGTAGAACTATACCTGTTGGTGCAGAGTCTGAGATTGATGTTGCTTCATTAACTTTTAGTATGCCAATATGGTTATCACCGCCAGTCAAAGTTAAAAAACTAGGTGTTGTGCAGAAAATAATCATGAGCATATACGACGACGACGGTGGCATAGCAAAAGGATTGATCGACGGACAGTTGGCTTCAAGAAGTTTCATTACTCCAAACAATTTTGGTCTATTAGTATCAGGGAACCAATTGAGGTTGTTAGGCTCAACAGGCGTGAATGTAAAATCCGGAGGAGATGGCTTCCATACGGGTGCTAGAGATCCTGGTACAGTGGTAGACGATGCTTTTGAG